GTATGGCTTTTCCATATAATGAAATGGTTAGAGAATGGAATGGTGCGTTAGTACATAACTCAGAGTACGAACCTAAGCAACCACAGCTACAACCTAAACCAACTAATGCAGATCCACAAGCTTTACAAAGAGCAAGACCTGCAAGAACAGAATTTGCAACAGAAGATTTTTTACCTAACAATCCTTTTTCTGTTCCTAACGCTTCTAAAATTTTAACTGTTAATGCTGCTAACAGTAAGTTAGTAAATGGAGATATTGTAAGATTTAGAGATCTTAAAACTCCTGTGGGTAGTCCAACTCTTCCTAATAATGTCCCTATTGTAGAAGTAGAATTATCGACCACACTTACAGCAGATATTACAGAAACAGCAACTTCAATTACTGTGGCGGACACACAATGGTTTCCTAATTCAGGTTATTTTGTTATTGAAAAAATTAATAGCGAAACAGGTATGTATGAAAATGAGACAATTAAATTTAGTTCCATAAATCGTGGGACTAATACATTTACAATTGAACAAAGAGGGACTTCTGCTTCTTTTAGAGGGCAATCTCCTGCACCAACAACAGCCAGTTCTCATTCTTCTGGAGCTAAAATATTTGGTGGTTGGGAAGCAACTATGGTACAAACAACTTTTGTCAATGACGCTAATACTACTATTACTGAAGAAAATAGTTTTACAATAAGTCTAGATGGTGGAGGAGTTGTAGGTGGTGATCTATCAGGCGGTGGTTTACAGTGTACATACGGCCCAATAAATGATAGAGCTTAATTATGTCAGGAGTTTCAATTTATACATACGATACACTTAAACAAGCAATCAAAGATTATACTGAGGTTGATGATTCTGTATTTACAACATCTATCTTAGATGGTTTTATAATGGCTGCTGAGTATAGAATTAATAATGAACTACCCATGGACTCTGATAGATTTGTACAAGAAGGTACATTATCCACAGACAATAATACAATTAATGTTCCAGCTGGTGCTTTATTTATTAGAGGTGTTGAAGTATTTAACTCAACAACGGACTCTACGGGTAACGGTAGTTGGTTAGAAAAAAAAGATCAAACATATCTATCTGAATATACCGATAGATTAACTGGACCAGAAGGTGATTTAACTTCACAAGATGTAACTGGTTTTCCAAAATACTACGCTATGTTTGGTGGTGCTACACTTAAAACAGACACTACGTCAGGAGGACTATATATAGCCCCTACACCAGATGCAGCTTACAAATTTAGAATATATTACAACAAAATGCCAGTAGGACTTGGTTCTGGTGGTGATGGAAACTCTACTACATACATAAGTAATTACTTTCCACAAGGGTTATTGTATGCTTGTTTAGTAGAAGCATTTGGGTTCTTAAAAGGTCCTATGGAGATGTTGACATTGTATGAGAATAAGTATAAAACTTCAATACAACAGTTCGCAGGAATGCAAATTGGGAGAAGAAGAAGAGACGATTACACTGACGGTACTGTTAGGATACAAGTCAAATCACCTTCACCGTAAACTAGGAGATAAAAATTATGGCAATAACATCAGCAGTATGTAATAGTTTTAAAACAGAAGTTTTACAAGCGTTACATAACTTTACAGCATCATCTGGAAACAGTTTTAAATTAGCTTTATACACAAGTAGTGCTACTTTAAATAAATCCACAACAGCTTACTCATCAACAAACGAAATATCAAACACGTCAGGTTCAGCTTATTCTGCAGGTGGTATAGCACTTACAAGTGTAACTCCAGCTTTGTCAACAGATACAGCTTGTTGTGACTTTGCAGATGCTAGTTTTACTTCTGCTTCATTTACAGCTAATGGTTGTTTAATATATAACGATACAAACGCTGATAGAGCAGTTTGTGCAATCGCATTTGGTGGAGACAAAACTGTATCAAGTGGAACTTTTACAGTTCAATTTCCAGTAGCAGACGCATCAAACGCAATCCTTCGTATAGCATAGGGAGTAACTCCTTATGGCTAACACTTGGAGCACAGGGGTCTGGGGACAAAACGAATGGGGCGATCAAGGTCCTGTTGTAATCACTCTAACAGGTCAAAGTGCAACTTCAAGTGTTGGGCAAGCCACAGCAGCTCAAATTATTAATGTAACTCCATCAGGTCAAAGTGTTACTTCAAGCATAGGTAGTCTTACTTTAGAATTAACTTCCAACATATCTTTAACAGGTTTACAATCTCAAACAGAACTTGGAACTTTTGATAATGCCGGTACGTTAGTTGGTTGGGGTAGAAATGGTTGGGGTGAAGAACCTTACGGAGATTCATTTAATAAATTAGAACAACCAGCAGGGTTGAGTGCAACTTCTAGTGTTGGTTCTGTAGTAATTGGAGCAGGAGTTAATTTAATCGGTGTAAGTTCAACATCTTCTGTGGGTGCTTTAAATCCTTCGGATGTAATGGGGTTAACTGGTCAAAGCGCTACATCTAGTGTAGGATCTATTGTTTCTGAAATAGGAGTTCCATTAACAGGAGTTAGTTCAACATCCTCTGTAGGTGCTTTAAGTCCTGCAGATGTAATGGGATTAACGGGAGTATCTACAACTGCTTCATTAGGAGCAGTAGAAATTACTTCAGTAGAAATAACTGTACCAACAGGTCAAAGCGTTACATCTAGTGTAGGGGCTATTGCCCTTGAAATAGGAGTTCCATTAACCGGTGTACAAGCAACGTCTGCAGTAGGTTTAATTTCTCCTTCAGATGTAATGGGTTTGACTGGATTATCAACAACATCTAGTGTAGGAAACATTATTATGCTAGGCTATCAAGATGTTGACATAGTAGGGAATACATCGTATACAGATGTAACACACGTAGCTTAGGAGAACAGAATTATGGCATCAACTTTTACAGATCTTGGCTTAGAGCTAATGGCAACCGGCGAAAACGCTGGTACTTGGGGAACAAAAACTAACGCAAATTTAAGTCTTGTAGAACAACTTACGGGTGGGTATCTATCTTTAGCTGTTGCAGGATCAGGAACTACAGCTTTAACAATAGCAGAAGGTGCTTTAACAGGTACTGCTCAACAAAGAGTTATAGAATTAACAGGTGCTCTTACAGGATCTAGAATTTTAACAGTCCCTCTTCTTACAGAAAATTTTTATTTTATTAAAAATAGCACTACTAATGCAGAAACATTACAACTTAAAGCAGTTTCCGGTTCAGGCGCAACAGTCACTTGGGCAACTACTGATAAAGGTTGGAAAATTATTTATGTAGATGGTGTAGCAACTAATACAGGTGTTTACGAAATTCCTATGACATCAGCAGATGATGTAACTCTTACAGGAACACAAACTTTAACAAACAAAACTTTAACCGCTCCTAAAATTGGTACTTCAATTTTAGATACTAGCGGAAATGAATTATTACTTTTAACAGCTACCGGTTCAGCAGTTAATGAATTTACTTTAGCAAATGCTGCATCAGGTGCAGGACCAACTTTATCATCAACAGGTGAAACCAATGTTGATATTAATATTATTCCAAAAGGAACTGGAGATGTGGTTCTAGCTGGTGACACTGTAAAAGTTGGTGATTCAGGAGCAGCAGCTGTCCTTACTTCTAATGGAGCAGGAACTCTAACAGTAACTACTGGTGGAGCAACCGACCTAATTTTAAACACAAACGGTGGTACTAACTCAGGTAATATTACAATAACAGACGCAGCTAATAGTGACATGAATGCATCACCTGACGGCTATGGAAGATTTATTATTAATGGTCAAGGTGCAATTCAAAGTCTTACAGAAAAAGTAAACATAGATACGGGCTCTGGACCATCAGGTACTTTTCCTTTTGATGTACTTACATCAGCAGTTATATATACTACTCAAGGTGCTGCAGCAGATTGGACTTTAAATGTTAGAGGAAATGCTTCTACAAGTATTAATACTATTATGGACACAGGAGAAACTTTGACTATTGCGCACTTAGCAACAATTACGGGTTCTGAATATAGAATGACTCAACTTCAAATTGACGGAAGTAATATTACTCCAGAATGGCAGGGTGGAACAGCACCTTCAGAGGGAAATACTAACTCCGTAGATGTATACACATTTACAATCATAAAAACTGCTAACGCAACATTTACTGCATTAGCAGCATTAACACAATTCGCATAAGGAAACATAAATGCCTTTATTAAGCACATTTGGAGCAGCATCTAGAGGGGGCTTCGGAAGAGGTGGTGTTGCAGTATTATTTGTAACAGCTACAGGTGGAACAGTCACTACTTGTGGAGATTTTAAAATTCATACATTTACAGGCCCTGGTACTTTTTGTGTATCTTGCGCAGGAGATGACGTAGGTTCAAACTCGGTCGAATATATGATCGTTGCTGGTGGAGGTGCTGGTGGACGGTATATAGCTGGAGGTGGAGGAGCAGGAGGATTAAGAGATAATTTTCCAAGTCCTGCTTTTGGTGGTCAACCGGTAACAGCCCAAGGTTATCCAATTGCTGTAGGTGGCGGTGGAGCAAGAGGTGGTCCAGCTTCTCCTATGGGAGTTTTAAAATCTGCAGGCGGTGATGGTGGAACATCTTCAGGTTTTGGTATTAGTACTACCGGTGGCGGCGGTGGCGGCGCAGATAGAATGGCAAACGGTAGACCCGGCGGTTCTGGCGGAGGACAAGGTGGTAGAGGTACCTCAGGTGTCGGATCAGGATCACCTGGACAAGGAAATAATGGTGGTGCAAGAAATGATGCTGGAGGCGGTGGCGGTGGTAAAGGTGCTGTCGGCGGAACAGGAAGTCCAAACAATGTCGGAGGAGTAGGAGGAGTAGGTAAAGCTTTCCCAACTGCTTTTGTCGGTTCAAATGGACAACCTAGTGGTGGTTCACAATATTTTGCTGGAGGAGGAGCGGGTGGTATTTATGATACTCCCAATGGTCCTTCTGCTGGAGGATTAGGTGGAGGCGGAGAGACACCACCTGCAAGTAGTGTTCAAAACGGTGAGTCCGGTGACGCTAATACTGGAGGCGGAGGATCTGGAGACGCTGAAAAAAGTGGATCAAGTGGAGCACCAGGAAATGGTGGTTCTGGCGTAGTAATAATAAGGTATAAATTTCAATAATGGCACATTTTGCAAAAATAGATGATGATAATTTAGTAATAAATGTATTACATGTTAACAATTCTGATATTTTAGATGATCATGGAGAACAAGAATTACTTGGTCAACAACATTTACAAACACATAATAACTGGCCAGCTAACCAATGGATTCAAACTTCTTACCATTGTAATTTTAGAGGAAACTATGCAGGTATAGGATACACTTGGGATCCAACAAATGAAATATTTTGGCCTAAAAAACTTTATGCATCGTGGGTAAAAGATATCGATAATGCAAAATGGAAATCACCTATTGGTGATGAACCTGTATTAACTACTGAACAACAATCTCAAAATGAAGCTGGTACCCATAATTGGTTTTATCAATGGAACGAAACTGTTTATCAAGCGGACAATACTCAAGGTTGGGTTTTAGCAAACAATAATTAACATCCTTGTTTTATATTTAAAAATATTGTATAAAAAATATACATGGACAAGAAAGAACTACTTAATGTTTACTATGGTAATTTAAAAATGCCTGAAGGATTTGAGATAAATCCAGAGCCTTTAATATTATCTACAACTTCACAAAAAATATTAAATAAAAATTTTTCTTTTTCAAAAGAATGGGATAAAATTGATACGTACATCAGAGAATATTCTTTAGTAAAACATGACTTGCCTATTGAAGGGATTGAAACTTGGGGAGATATGTATCTTCCAAACCAATGTTCTAAACCATTAAAAAATAATGGAGACTTTACTTTAATATATGGAGTTAAAATAAAAAATACTTGTAACATTGTCATAAATTATGACCATGATAAAACTTGGGAAATACCTTTGGTGACCAATAAGTATATCATGTTTCCTTCTTCAAAAAAATATTATGTAGAACATAACAAATCTACTGAGATAAACTATATACAGACTATTTTGTATGAACTTAAATAATTATTTTTATTGTTTTCCATCTGCTATACCCTCAAAACTTTGTGATGAAATCACACAACACGGATTATCTTTTGGTGAACAAATAGCTACAACAGCTAAACAAGGTGTGAATAGGGATGTTGTTAATAATCCTTTAAACAATAAAGAAATAGAAGATTTAAAACAAATAAGGGATTCAAACGTTGTTTGGTTAAATGAACCCTGGATATATAAAGAAATACATCCTTTTATACATTTAGCTAATAAAAAAGCAGGTTGGAATTTTGAATGGGATTGGTCAGAGAATTGTCAATTTACAAAATATAAACTAAATCAATATTATGATTGGCATTGTGATTCAAATTATTTTACTTATCAAGATAATAAAAATCAAAATACCTACGGTAAAATAAGGAAACTATCTTTAACTTGTCAACTAACAGATGGGAATGAATATGAAGGTGGGGAGCTTGAGTTTGACACAAGATCATATGATCCAAGAGAGAAAAAAATAATTAGTTGTAAAGATATTTTACCAAAAGGTTCTATAGTTGTTTTCCCTAGTTTTGTTTGGCATAGAGTTAAACCGGTTACTAAGGGAATAAGGCATAGTTTAGTAATGTGGAATTTAGGGTATCCATTTAAATGACCGAAATAATATTATTCCCCAAGATAATAAAATTTATTCAATATAAAAAAGATTTAAAAACTTTTATTAAAGAAGTTAATTTAATTAAAAAAAAATACCCTGAGGGGGGACATAATTGGTATGACACAAATAAAGTTTACAATACCAATGGAACATATAATTTATATGAGAATAAAAAATTTAAACCTCTTTTAAAATGGATTGATAATTGTGTAAAAGAGTATTGTGAAAAATTACAGGTACATTCAAACATGTATTTAAAAAATGCTTGGTTAAATATATATAAAAAAAATCAGGGACAAGAATACCATGATCATAATACAAGCAGCATAAGTGCTATATTTTTTTTAAAAGGTTCAGTTAAGTCAGCTAAAGTTTTGTTTACTGATTTTAATAATAAAATAAACTTGAAAATAAAGAATTATATAGATATAAACTCAACTGTATGGAAGGTACCTTTTTCTGAAGGAACATTAATTATATTTAGAGCAGATACTGTTCATGGAGTTGAACAACATTTATTAAATGAAGAAAGAATATCAATTGCAATAAATTATATAATAAAGAAATAGAATGGAATTATTAGAATCATTTATAACACCTATAACTTTTGAAAATAAACAAGAGTTTTTAAAAGATTTAGTTAATAAAACAGACCCTTTAATAAAAGAATCTAAAAAAAGAAATAAAGACAGTTTAACTTACCCATCTCCTTCTTTGATGACAAATAAAGATTTTTCATATTTCCATGAATATGTAGGTAAAAAATCTTCAGAATTTTTATTCAACTGTGGTTATGATGTTGAGTCATATAAGTTAGCGATTGTGGAAAGTTGGGTACAAGAGTTTTCTAAAATGGGTGGATACCACAACACTCACTCACATTCTAATACTCATGTAAATGGTTTTTATTTTTTAAAATGTTCTGATAAAACTTCTTATCCAATATTTCACGATCCAAGAGCTATGGCTAAAGCTTTACATTTAAAGAAACAAAAAACAGAAGGAGTGTATCCTGCTGATGATAAAGTCGTAGTAAAACCAACTCCTGGAACACTGATTTTATTTCCAGGTTATTTAGAACATGAGTTTGTATTAAGTAAAGAAAAAGATACGTTTAGATTTATGCATTTTAATATTCAAGCAATACCTAATGGAGTATAATTTTAAAAAAAATAAATTTACAGTTATAAAGAAAGCTGTTGATTCTAAAATAGCAAATTTTGTTTATAACTATTTTTTAATGAAAAGACAAATTGCTAAAACTTTTTTTGAAGAAAGGTATATTTCAGAATTTAATTTAGACCATGGTTATTGGAATGATCCTCAAGCACCTAATACATATTCTCATTATGCGGATACTGCCATGGAGACTCTGTTATTATTTTGTCAAAGTATAATTGAAGAAAAAACTAATTTAAAATTGTTACCAACATATTCATATGCAAGATTATATAAAAAAGGAGACGAGCTTTTAAAACATAAAGATAGATATTCTTGCGAGATATCGGCAACTATGAATCTTGGCGGAAACCCATGGCCTATTTTTTTAGATTGTTACGGAAAAGAAATTAAAATAACTTTAAAACCTGGGGATATGCTTTTATATAAAGGAGGGGAATTAGAACACTGGAGAGAACCTTTTGAAGGTAATGACTGTGCTCAAGTTTTTTTACATTATAATAATTCAAAAACAAAAGGCTCTAAAGAAAATATATTTGATGGTAGAAAACATTTAGGACTACCAGCTTGGTTCAAAAAATAAATGTTATACCCTACTGTAATTGCAGATAATTTTTTTAATGATCCAAATAAGGTTAAAAGTTTTGGACTAAATTTAAAAAAACAAAAAGATCCAAATAGTACTTACCCAGGCACTAGAACAAAATCATTACATGAAATTGATTTGTCTTTTTTTAATTATTTAGGCATTAAAATTTTATCAGTATTATATCCTTATGAGTTTGAAAAACTTTCTTTTAAGGCAACTATGTTTTTTCAAGAAGTACCCTCTAAATTTGAAGAAGGTTGGGTGCATAGAGACAATGGTCTTATTACATCTATTATATATTTAAGTGATCATAAAAATTGTGGTACTTCTATTTGTCAATCAAAAAATGTTTACTCTAATGTTATAAATGTAAAAGAAAAACATAAATGTTTTGAGGACCCAGAAAAATTTAACGCAGTAAAAATTAGAGAACTTAATAATAATCAATTTGAAGAAACTATTAATATTAATTCAAAATATAATAGAATGATTAGTTTTGATTCAAATCATTTACACAAAGCAAATAGTTTTAAGGATGGTAAAATAAAAGAAAGTCGTCTAACATTAATTACTTTCTTTGATGAAATAAGTTATAATGGAAATAAGAGAATAAAATATCCTTTAGATGAAGCAAGAAAAAGAGATTAGAATTTTTGATAATATTATATCTTTAAAAGAACAAAACAAATTAGTTGATTTATTTTTAGGTAATAATTTTCCCTGGTTTTATATACCTGATATAACTGATCCAGTTAGTAAAAAACAAAATAGACATGCCTTATCTCACAATTTTATAAATAACGGAAAATTAAATAGTAACCATTTTACTAACATAGAGCCTATTATAAAAAACACTTGTTTAGCTTTAAATTATCAAAATGTAAAAACAACAAATGTCCGATCATTTCTGCAATTTCCCTTAAACATAAAGCATAGAAAATTAGATACCCCTCACATAGATACTACACAAAAGCATAAAGTTTTTTTATATTATGTAACAGATAACGATGCTCAAACAATTATCTATAAAGGAAAAAACGCTACTAAAATAAAACCTAAAAAAGGAAGATTGGTTGTATTTGACGGTTCTTTGTACCATACAGCTGAACAACCTAAAAAAAATATTAGGTGTGTAATCAATTGTAATATAGTTAGCTATGAAGAAGGTAATTTAAATTAAAAGAAATAGCATATTTACTTTTATTAATTAAGTTTCTACTTGCTTTATGTTTTAAAAAACTTGAGAAGATTGCAAATCGTCCAGGTTCAGGCTTAACAAATTTGTTGATTTCTGGAAATTCTAATAGTTGACTGTTGGTATTTAAATATAATACTCCCGATAAGTAACAAGGCATGTGGGTATGTTCTGAGGATCTATGGCCCATGTTTTCTTTAATTCCCCAAACTTCATCTAGATAATACGAAGGAACGATTTGAGGAAATGAATCTATTTTATCTAAAATAGGGTATAAGAAATCTAAAAAAATTTTATCTTTTGAAAAATAATTCCAATTAGTCATATAACCACTAACACTTGTAGTAAAACTTCTATTGCTTTCGTCAGCTATTCCTTTCTCAATACTGTCTATAAAATAATCACAGTTAATATTTGATTTACCTGTTATAAACGTGTAATCTACGGGCAATTTGGAATGTATTTCTGTATCAATCTTCATATTTCTAAAGCTTTTTTAACAGAATGCATCTGTAATTCAAGTGTTTTAAAGTTATTGTTAATGTGCTAAAAAGTATTATGCTACAAAAATTAGGTTTTGCCCCAGGATTCAATAAACAAGTTACCGAAACAGGCGCTGAGGGTCAGTGGTTTGATGGAGATAACGTACGTTTTAGATATGGTTCCCCTGAAAAAATTGGGGGTTGGGAGCAGTTAGGTAGCAATAAATTAACCGGTGCCGCAAGAGCCATACATAACTGGGACAATAATATTGGTACAAAGTATTCCGCAATTGGCACTAATAGAATTCTTTATGTTTTTTCAGACGGTCTTTACTATGATATTCATCCTATAAGAACTACAATTACTGGAGCAAATTTTACAAGTACAGCAGGATCACCAACAGTTACAATAACTGTTTCATCTAATCATGGTCTGCTAGATAATGATATAGTATTATTTGATGCTGTTTCTGGGTTATCTGGATCTACTTTTACAAACGCTACATTTGAAGATGAGAAATTTATGGTAACTTCTGTACCAAGTAGTACCACTTTTACAATTACAATGGCTACTAACGAAGCCGGCACACCTGTAACTAATGCTGGTTCTGCTTCTGTTCTTTGTTATTATAGTGTAGGACCTGCTACACAAGAATCAGGGTTTGGTTGGAGCTCAGGTTTATTTGGTGGTGTAGTAAATGGAGAAGCAACTAATACTCTTGCTTCTACTATAAATGATGCTGTAACCAATATCCCTTTGACTAACTCATCAACTTTTCCGGCATCAGGGACCATAAGAATAGGGACAGAAGATATATCTTACACAGCAAATAACACAGGAACAAATATATTAAGCGGGGGTGCTAGAGAAGTTAATGGCACTACAAAAGCTGCCCACAGTGGTGGTGCAACAGTCACAAATATTACAGATTACAACGGATGGGGTGAAGGTTCATCAACTACACAGTTTACACTTAACCCTGGTTTATGGGTTCTTGATAATTTTGGTACAAAATTAATTGCTCTTATTTATAACGGGGAATGTTTTGAGTGGGATGGATCAGACATAAATGCATTAACTACTCGAGCAACAATTATATCTGGAGCACCGACGGCATCACGTCACATGACAGTATCAACTCCCGATAGACACTTAGTATTTTTTGGAACAGAAACTACTATTGGAGATAAATCTACACAAGATGATATGTTTATAAGATTCTCTGATCAAGAAAATATTAATGAGTACACCATAAAGGCAGAAAATACTGCAGGTTCTCAAAGGCTTGCTGCAGGATCTAAAATTATGTCTGCTATTAAAGGTAGGGATGCTCTTTATGTATGGACCGATACTGCATTATTTCTAATGCAATTCGTAGGTCAACCTTTTACTTTTGCATTTCAACAAGCAGGGACTAACTGTGGGTTAATTGGTAAAAATGCCTGTATCGAAGTTGATGGTTCGGCGTATTGGATGTCAGACAACGGTTTCTTTAATTATGATGGTCAGTTGAGATCCATGCCTTGTCTAGTAGAGGATTTTGTTTACTCCGTAGATCCCGGACTTGGTCTTAATAATGTAACTAGAGATTTAATTAATGCAGGTATTAACAATCTTTTTGGAGAGATAAATTGGTTCTACTGTTCAGCTACGGCTACTTCGGTTGATAGAGTGGTTAGCTATAATTATGTAGATTCTACAACTGAAAGACCTATTTGGACAACAGGGTCTTTAAATAGATCCGCTTGGGTAGATTCTGCTGTATACGAAAAACCTCATGCAACACTTTATGACCCTGATGATAATGCCTCTTATGATGTCACTGGAAACGTAGATGGAAGTAGTATATACTATCAACACGAAACAGGGACCGATCAAGTTAATGCCGGCAATGCTATTACTGCTGTTAATGCTAATATTCTTTCTGGTGATTTTGATATTACCCAAAAAAGAAGTAATACAGGTCAAGCAGTAGGGACTCCTGATCTTAGAGGTGATGGTGAATATATGATGAGGATAAGTAGATTTATACCAGATTTTATAGAACAAACAGGTGACACTGAAATTAGTTTTACAACTAGAAACTATCCTAATACCGCCGCAACAACTACAAATTTTACATCAACCGAAACTACAAATTTTAAAAGCACCAGACTTAGAGCTAGATCAATTGCATTAAAAGTATCCAATACAGGTACTGGAAAAAATTGGAAACTCGGTACTTTTAGATTAGATATTGCACCAGGAGGAATGAGATAATGGCTACTGACCAAGAGATAAGAGATGCAGGTATACTATACATGCCTCAACAAAAATATTTACAAAACCCATATGAATTACCTGTAGCACCAGATCCTGTAGCACCGGTACCCGGTGGGATAACAAATACAAATGCTTTTAATAATAGTGGTGGTGGAGGTGGGGCTCTGCAAGTTGGAGACCCTATGATGAATTTTGATAATTATTATAATTATACTGGTAACAAATATATGCAAAACCAGAACACACCTAATTTAGATATGACCTATGATCAAAAACTACAATCTAATTTTATGGGTATGCCAAGTTACAGACAACAAGAATTAACGGGTCCAGACATGGGTGAGTATATTGGATCTGGTACGAACATTCCTTTAGAACAAACTATGGCAGGTAAGATACAGTCTGGTGTACAAGGTGCAGGAAAAGGTATAAAAAATTTAATGGGGATGCTACCTACGCCAAGTAATTTATTAAATAAATTTGGTATACAAAATTTTAATTCTTTATCTCCAGCAGATCAATTATTTATAAAAACAAATAGTGGGTATAGAGGCCCTACTGTGTTTGGTGAAAATACTGGTGGAGGAAATGTTGATCCATTTGGATTAAATGTTGAATCAGGGTTCGGTAATTATGCAGGAGCAGTAAGAGATAACTTTTCTCAACTACAAGATACTCTGACAAACAAAGACAGAGGAGCAGTGACTTTTAATGAAGTAACAGGTATGTTTGAGGGAGAAGACGAGGATTTAGTAGCAAGAACAAATAAACAAACTAACATGATAAGAAATAAATTTTTATTTAGAAAAAAACAAATAGACCAACAAGAAAAAAACCAAAGAGATATAGATAAAAAAGCTGCTCAAGATGCAGCAATAGCAGCCGCAGAAAATAGAGCAAAACAAAAAGCAGCAGAAGTAGGTGCTGACAAAGGTACAGGTCCCGGTGGTAGTGGTAGCCGAAGAGGTGATGCAGATATAAGTGATAGCAAGAGAGGCGGTTTTGCGACTGATGACACAGCAGGTTTTTTTGCTAAAGGTGGCAGAGTTGGTTTTAAAAACGGAGGCTTAGCAAGTATTTTATAATGGCAAAACTTGTACAAACATTAACTAGAGCCGGTAAGGAATACACACAGGTTAATCTACAGTCATTGGTTAGGGACCTAGATAGTGTTATAATAAAATTAAATAGTACGTTTCAAGAAGAAGTAAAACAGGAGATAGAAGCTAAGAGTTTCTTTTTAGAATAATGGGAAAAGTATACGACGAATTTGAACAACTAAGTAT